CCGATAATCTCAATCACTTCCACAAATGGAAAAACCATGATGAGATCCTAAAAAACCATGAGCTTTATGTTTATCCGCGTTTAGATGCTAATGATGGCGGTGAGCTTCGTCAACACTTTAAAGTTAATTACGTGGAAGCACCAGTGATGAAAATCTCATCTTCATTTATTAGAAAAGCCATTAGCGAAGGAAAAGACGTACAACATTACATGCCAAAAGAGGTGGCAAAGTATGTTGATGAGATGAACTTCTTCCGTTAATTTTTCTTCCCCCTTTAATCCTTAATTTTGCTGCATAATTTTTTTGAATGGAGATATTAATTCAAGCAACGCAACTTATACTTAGTCTTTCGATTCTCGTGGCACTTCACGAGCTTGGACACTTTATACCGGCTAAACTTTTTAAAACGAAAGTTGAAAAATTTTACCTTTTCTTCGACCCTTGGTTTTCACTATTTAAAATAAACCCTTTAAGTTGAACCATATCACTGTACTTCTACCACTGTGTTTTCACTCTCTCTTCTGTATAACTTACCATCTTGACCTTGAAACTGTGATCCTACTGCAATGTTAGCATTATTCATCATTGTGACTTGTTCGTTACTCACATTTCTTACTATAAGAGGTTGAGAGAATAGTCCAGATTCTTTTATAAGATTTTTAATCGCATTATTTTGTTGATCAACTGGTAAGTCTTTAAAATTATCTTCTTTTCTTAATGCTTCTATTTGAGGTTGT